CATAAATAGTAGCAAAATTAACCATTACTCAACACCGGGCGCTTATGATGGGTTATTGTTGGGACTCACCATCTAGTCGTTGAACTTTCCAAGCTACTTAAAACCCCGCTTGGCTTAGCTGCTGATTACCCAATCCATCATTTTTTCTGCGTTCGCGCTTACCCTCTCGGGTTACGCTGTAGCAACAATGGCTCTAAGGGCTTCCCAGCAATTCACCCAGTTTAATGCGGACTATATTTTAAAGTCAATCCGCAAGCTCACCAGTCCTATTTCGTAGAGTAGTCGTGACAATTTCCGATAGATTTGGAAATGCCATTTATAGGCTCCTATTTGGGTTGAAACATTCTTTACGCCCAACCTTGGTATACCGCCGGAGTATGAGGCGGAAGCCCCTTGTGAGGGGCCTCAAGCTTTCATCTTTTAAGCATGCCGTAACCAGTTACGCTTACTGATCCCTAAGGTCAGCAATTGCTGCCTTAAGGGAATCCCTTACGCTTACCTTGGCTCCAGATTTCTTTGCAGGAGCAGCCTTTGGAAGGCCTGGGGTGCTCGATGCCGGAAGAGAAACACTGGCCTTACGGGCTCGGCTCACCTGAGTCTGCTGTGCGGTTGTGGCCGCATCCCGGGACTGCTGTTGAACCTGGGCATTGGCTTGCTGTTGTTCAGCAAGCACCTTTGCCCGTACCTCAGGATTAAAATAAATAGCACGTTCGTAGGCGGTGTCGAGATCAACTTGGCCATTTTTGAGTGGAACTATCCCAGTTTCAATCAATTTAGCCATATCCATGCGCACTTCGTTGAAATACGTCTTGCCATTTGACCAAAGATTAAGATTTTCCTCGGTTCTAGCTTGGTTTTGCTGATTGATATTGTTCTCAACATTACCAAACCTTCCAGCAGTTTGTTCCACCAATTGCTTAAGCTGGGAAATCTCCCGCTGCAAACCACCAACATACTGCCTTACTGGTTCTGGGATCTCTGGGGCAGTACCTTGAGCAGTACCTTGTGGGGCTTGCTGTTGGGTTCCGGTAAGACGGTTCCAATCAATACCCATGGATTGAGCAAGGGCAGGAAATGCATCAGCAGGCTTCCCAGCCAGCGCCTTAAACCATAGGAACATCCTGTTAACGGCTTCCCCAGGCGTGGCATTCATTTGCCTTAGGGCATCAGTGTGTGGGGAAATAGCCTCGTCAATCTGCCTGTAGCGCTGTTGCAGCTGTTGTACGCCAACAGCCATATCCTGTTCACGTTTGACAAAAGCAGCCTGAATTTCTGGAGGGGCTTTTGCCCAAGCTTCCTTGGCTTCCTTACTTAAGCTTTCAGGGGCAGGTACTGCTGGAGCTGCCGGTGGCTGAACTTGCTGTTCTGAGGCAGTGGGCGTTTCCGTGGTCTTGCGATCAGGACGTCCGGTCTTGTCACCACGTTTTGGTCTTACTCCTTCTTCACTGGCTTCCGCCATTGATTTTTTAATTTGTTCCCGGACCGAAAGCTTCGGGCTTTCACCACCTTCTTCACCACCATCAGTTCCACCAGAAACATCACCAGCGCCACCATCATCACTACCGCCAGTGTCAACAATACCTTCACCACCATCACCGCTTCCACCTTCTGTCTCGGGGCCACGGAACACGGTCTCATTAAAATGACGCGAAAAAGAACTCAACATTTGTACATTCCTTGTTTAGGGCAATTGGTATGACCCTGTGATTAACGGATACCATTACGCAGTTGGTAGATACTCTTTGCTATAGCTTCACGACGTTTCCCACGGTCAAGTTCAATAGGTTTCCGTGGTTTAAGCATGGTTAGGTTCTCGTTACCGACTTCCACACATCCATGAGCACGGGTAGTTTGCCTGAACTTGGCTTTACTCGTGTACATACGGTTGTCAGCCATATGTCTCGTCTCAGCCATTTCATCACTAATGACATAAGAAGCCTGACCTTTTACTTCCCTGGGTGAAGCTAGATTCTTGTCCACAAGTTCTCCATTACGATAGACAAATGTTGTCATGCTGTCATACTCGCCGGATTAGTTGGTGGGGTTGGTTGCGGTTTGTTCATTTCTGTGTGCATACGCATTGCTTCCATTTGTACTTCCATCTCACGCATACGAAGTTCCATTTGCTTAATCAAGACATTTGTCTGATTGGCCTGCTGCTCCCCTTGATTTTGCATATTCTGACGGGCCACTTCCGCCTGTGCCTGCTGCTGATCAGTTTGTGAATTGATCTGTGCTGACTGAATATCTGCCTTTGATTTGGCAATATCAGCCTGAGAACGAGCTGACGCAGCCGCAGTTGTTGCCTGAGCCTGTTGTGCTTGGGCTTGGGCCTTGATTTGCTCTGGATTTGGTTTGGAAGCGGCTTCCTGTTGTTTCATTTTAGCCAGTTTAACCGCTTGATCACAAAATTCCTCAATGGAAGACTCAAGATCGCGGCCAACACGGAAGCCACGCACACCAAATTGCAGTAATTTGCCCAAAAGTGGGGTAATTTCCGGCACTTGAGCCGACATGGCCATTGCCGTTTGAAGATACTTAGTAACTTCTGAAATAAACTCAGTACGATCACCCTTTTCTTGAGCCGCATCACCAAATATCGTGGAATCAACCTCAATATCCACCCTGAAACCACGCAAACGTTCATTTCTGATCAAGGCGATGGCCTGATCTATACGTTGCACAGCCTGCTGAACCGCAATTTGCATCGGATCAGGCGGTGGAGGCATTGGTAGACCAGGCGCGACCGGGGGAGCTACTGGGGGCGACCCTGGCATAAGCATTGCTGGCTGGGGAATAGCCGGTGGAGGTGCTGCCCCAGGCATTTGTGGTGCCATTGGAGGACGAGGTTGGAACGGAACCACATTTGCCCCGCCTGGGGGCACCATGGGTTGAGGCATTTGTGGGGGCATGCCTGGAGGTGCCCCTGGCATTGGAGCGCCCTGGGGGGCTGCTACAGGCGGAGCAGGGGGTGCTTGAGGGGGCATTGCAGCTTGCTGCATCTCGTCCTGGCTAACACCAAGCCCTTCCTCAAACATGGCACCAGAAACTTCCACGAGTGATTGCGGAGAGAAATGCTGAGCCATGATATCAGCCATGATACGAACCGTATCCCTGGCAAAGCGTGCCACTTCATTCTGACGTTGAGTAAGCCTCGTGCCAGTATAATTAGATTTAAGCCTCTGACCCCCTAAAGTTTCACGGGCATCTGTGGTTCCACGCATCAGGTCACTGATGCCGGTCAGATTGTTCATTTCCTCAATCTGTTTTTCCTTAATATTCATCAACTCATTGAGAACACCAATGATTTCTTTCAATGGAAGGTAAGAAATCTGACCAGCAGTTCCACCTTTGTCAGAAAATGCAGCCCAGTCATCAACTGGGATCAATTCATTTTCCACGGATTCATTCAAAAGCCGTTGAATGCCTTTTGCAGCTGAATTGTAGACACCAGCAACCTTGCAAGTTCGGGTCAGCATGGCAATACGCTGTGTCAGTTCGTCAATTTGCTGTGCTTGATCCTGGTATTCGATGTAATCAGGCACAGGCAGAAGCGTACCATTGGTCTGATTTGCAATGATGGGACGTGGTGTTGGAAAGAAATTCTCCAGATTTAGTGGATCGTCTTTACGATCAAGAAGGAAGTCATAACCTTCAGCCACCCAGTAAACAGTTCTATCCTGCTTGTTCCAGATTTCGAAGATTTCTCCTTTGACTTCATTTTCTGCCTGTGAATTTTCAAAACGCTCCTTTTGGCGCTCGTCCTTCTGGAGAGGTATTTCCTTGGCAATGGCTTTGCTGAAGCGATCACGCATTTGTTCAAACGTAAGGTAAACACGTTTTCCAACAGCAACTACTTCTGCCCAAGTACGGGCATTGGTTGGAAATATGAGAAAATCTTCCCAATGAATGTAATCAACAGGGGTAGATTCACGCACAACAGCATCATTGGTCTCTTCCAATTTAGTGTCTTCAGGGTGCTCATTATTAGCAATCTCTTCATCAAGATCGGGTTCCAACTCACCTTCTGAATCCTTCATATCAATGCTGTCTTCATTACCTAATGAAACACCAGCACTGATCTGTGGCTCATACCGGACCCAGACGGTTCCACGGCCTGGAAGCAAATAATCATTTACCGCCTGACACATGGCTTCGTTGAAGCCGCAGATTTCGATTTCATTCCTGAGGGCACGCTCAAGGATCTGAGCAGCACCACGGGCAATAGGGTCCTTATCGCCAAACTTTCGTTCAGCTAGTGGAAGTGGTGTGCGGCCATAAATGGCGGGTTTAAGTATTTCTACGTTTGACCAGAGCGCATTATACTTCCTGCGCTGATCTTCATCAGCTTTATTTCTCTCGTCTCTGTAGCGGGCTTCTATTTTATGCCCACGTTTCATATATTGGACAACACCCCTGTCTTTGCCCATTTTTTCAATTTGATCATTCCAAAAAGAAGCAAGACGGTAAGATTCCTTACCACCATCAGCACCAGCAAGTGGATCGAGTTCAACTTCCATCTTTTTGTATCTTTTCAATGTCAAAAGAAATACTAACAATAAAATCTGACAAAGCGCTCATGACCCTTTCAGCCTCCTTCTGGATGGTAAAATTATCATCGAGCAGGTACTGTTTATGCATGGCTTCCAAATCACGGCGCATACGGATACAATCATTAAGCATGATCATGTGTTGTATGATTGGCCGGATACTAGGCATGTCATTGGATCCTAACTGATCGTGTTTTACTTCCACGCTGCTCATTAGCTTCCCACATATCATCAAGGGTGACGGTACAGGTTGCTGGATTTGTAGAAAATACTTTCTCAACTGATTTCTTAACAGAAGAAGTATCAGCTGACACCATTTTGTCCAGCACTTGCCCAATAAGGGCCAATGCATCCACTTGGTCATCATGCTTACCAGCATCAAATAGAAGCAATTCACGCCTAAATTCTGAAAACCAAGAAGCCCCAAATGGGCAAAAAAGACCCCGCTCAGCCATCCGGCCAATAATGCTTTGAGCCCGCATTTGCTTTGATTTAGCTGTTGGGAACTGTGCACGGGCAACATATGCTTTGCGCTCACGCATACGTTTGGTCAGAAATGGGCCAATGCTGGATTTGATCTGACCAACTTCCTCGGCCCAACCAAGTGGCTTCCATTGCCTTACCAGATCACAAAATGATTCCACCCAAATATCAGCAGTAACTTGTTTCCGCCAAAGATCAAGAACGTAAAGGTCACCGGTAGAACTTACCCCAACAACAATATGAACGGTATAGTCACCTTTTCCATCTGAAACTGCGTAATCACTAGCACCATAAATATTGAGATCACCTGTCTCAAAATCACGTGGCAAACCAGTGGAAGGGTCTTGTTCATAAGTTTTCAGCCATTCCTTCTTAAAGAGGACACCAGTATCAGGAGCCGGGCGTTGTTGATAAAGTGAGGACCAAGTACGAGGATTGCGCTTGAATGGCGCAAACATTTCCTTGGTGAACCATTCAGGCCAAATAATAT